ATGGCATCCATCCGTCCCCAAGGCTCCAGATACCGCGTTTTCGTCAAGGTCGATGGCAAGCGCGCCACGCGGGTGTTCGACACCAAGCGTGCAGCGCTGGCATGGGCGAATGAGCAGGAGGCGCAGTTGTCCGGCAGTACTCTCCCTGACAAGACGCTGGCCGATGCGCTGCAGCGGTACTCCGACGAAGTCAGCGAGAAGAAGCGCGGCCGTCGATGGGAGCAGATCCGCATTGCGCGCTTCATTCGAGAGGACAAGATCGTCAAGCGCCGGCTGTTGGCGCTTGCTGCTGCCGATTTTGCGGAGTGGCGCGATGCTCGACTGAAGCACGTGAGGCCTGCAACGGCTCGCCGCGAGGCAAGCACGATCAAGCCGGCTACGGTCGCGCGGGAGATGAACCTGTTGAATGCGGTGCTGGAGGCTGCGCGCAAGGAATGGGGGTGGCTGAAAGCCAATCCACTGAATGACGTGCGCCAGCCGCCGAAGCCAAAGGGGCGTGCCCGGCGCATCACTGCCGAGGAAGTGCATGCGCTGTCGGTGGCGTTCGGTGTGCACGAGAAGCTCGTGGCTGAGACGCAGCGCAACCGCATTGGGCTCGCATTCCTGTTCGCCCTGGAAACGGCAATGCGCTCAGGGGAGATTTGCGCCCTACGCTGGACGGATGTGCACCTGAGCGAGCGCTACGTCACTATCCGCGAGAGCAAAAACGGGGACAGTCGTGAGGTTCCGTTGTCGCCGCGTGCAGCTGAGATACTACGGACGCTCCCGCTTGGGTTCGGCCCAGTGTTCGGCCTGGATGCGAGAAAGCGCGATGGACTATTCCGCAAGGTCAGGGATGGCATAGCGGAAATCTCGGACCTGCATTTCCATGACAGCCGTTCGGAGGCGATATGGCGGCTATCCAAGAAGTTTGACGTGCTGGAACTGGCGCGGGTTATCGGGCATCGGAACATCAACAGCCTGCTGATCTACTACCGCGCCACCGCTTCCGAGCTCGCTAAGCGGCTCGGTTAATCTTTGCCTCGTCCTCTGCCCATCGAGCTACTTCCTCGCGCCGCCATCGCTTCTGAGCGCCCAACAGCATCGGCCTGGGAAAGCTCTCGCGTACCGCGATGCGCTCCAGGAACCCGCGCCTGTTGATCTTCCCCGTCGGCGTGGTCATACCGAGCAGAAACGCGCATGCATCGGCATTGAGCCATTCCGCATCGCGTGCCATCGCTGCGATGGTAAGAATGTCGATCTCGTCAGCCATGTCGGCTACCTCCTTTCGCCACATCTCGCGTAGTACCTACTCGTGCCAAGGGGGATAGATCCCTGCTGCAGCAAAGGCCGCTTCGACCACATCTCCCCATCTCTTCCAGTAGTCCAGATACTCGGCTTCCGGGAGCCGTTGTTGTTCCACGAGACCAAGGTCCTGGGCCTTCTTCATCGCTGCGAGAACTGCGCTTGTCCGTGTATCCATTACGGTTTCCTAGGTTATTTGTGATGATATGAATAGTAGTCGCGCTGCTGCGTTGCAGGTTGTGGGTCATGCTGCGGGTCATGCGAACAGCTCCAGCTGGGCCGGGGAGGGCGGCGGCGGAGCGGGCTCCGGAAGCCGAGCGGCGCGGCGCCGGGCATTGGCCGCCCATCGCAGCAGGGTCCAGTAGAAGTTGCTGTTGATCGCACCATTGCGCCGGCTGCGCGCTTCGGTGAGGTAGACCCGCGCTAGGTGCTTGTCATGCTCGGCGTCACGCATCGCTCGCCTCCTGCGGGCTGTCCGCAAACACGTCCCATGCAGCGGCCTGGCTCTCGCGCGCCGCTCTCGGATCGACAACCGGCCGCATCAGCCGCTGGTGCAGCATCGAGTGGAACTCGGCGGCGCCGACGCGCACCTTGATCCGCTGCATGGCGGACAACAGCATCTGAAACTCGCCGATGGTGTACCGCTCAGGGAAGGCCCACTCGTCGTACCCATAGGACTTGGGCCTGTAGCCGGCTGCGACATGCACGCGCCCGCCAGCGACTTCGAGCAACCCCCACCGTTCCGGCAACTCATCTACCCGCAGCAAACCTTTCGGCGCCATAAAGTAGCGATATGAGCCGAGGCCAAGTTCTGGCTTGGCGCGGAATCGCTTCTTCCTGTCTGCCAGGAAATCCGAGCGGCTGACCTTGCACTCCACCAGCAGCGTGCGGGCGCAGTACCAGCCGATGGCATCTGGATTCTCGCCATTGCCGGTAGCGGCGCACAGCTCCTCCAGCACCACAGAGCAGCCGGCGGTGTTCCGGAGCCATCGGCCGGCGATCTTGACCAGGTCGGCGTGCGTCATGTCACCGGCCATCCTTCACCCCCTGCGGGCGGGCGGCGAGCAATCCGCTGAGGTCATCAGCGACTCCCATGTCGTCACTGCCCCAGCCTTCGTCGCTGACGAATCGGCCGAGCGAATCTTCAACGCGCAACGCAAGCTCCACCGGCACCAGCACGAACCCCTCCGGCGCGGCGCGCAGCCTGGCTTCCAGCGCGTCGGCTCTCTGCTTCTGTTCCTCCGCGATCCGCGCCCACCGGCAGGCATCGCGCTCCGCAGCCGCGTGGCGTTCGGCAAGGGCATCCGGCGCGGCGCGCAGGGCGGCGGCGATGGCACGTATCGCTGCACGATGCTCATGCCGTCCACTGCGAGTCATGTCCGCACAGATGGGCTCGCCGATTTCATAGTAAGCTCGCGCCAGCAGTTCGCGGGCCTGCTGCATCAGGTCAGCCATGGCGCACCTCGTAGTCCGCGATGACCTTTTTCAGTTCTTCGATATCCACGCTGAAGCGGTGTTGCGTCCTTCCACCACCCCAAGGCTTTGGCCCTGCGATGCGATACCCGCCATCTTGGTTACCAAGACAGATGCATGGCCCCTCCTTGCCGCTCACAACATCGAGGAAGATGCGGCCAGCGGTTGGCGGAACATCAAGGTCAATTCGATTCATTGGGTTCCACTCCAGCTTTATTGTCGCGCCGGCTGACGAAGTCATGTAGGCAGCCTAGACAGCGTTTGTCGGGTTCAGAGTTTCCGCATCCACCACATTCCGACACCCCCGCGCCGTGGCTGTTGGCCTGCTCGGATTCGTTGTCATTCTCGGACGTGCTGGGTTTGCGCTCGTCTTGCGACTGCTTCCAGATCGACCCCAGAGCCATTGCGAGATAAAGCCTCGTGTAGCTACTCAATGCGCGCGTGTAGTTGCTCACGGCTGCACCTCCGCATCGCCGGCCTGCGCCTTCATCGCAGGGATGAATACCGGGTGCACACGCAGATGGGTCCGTTCAGACGACATGCGGATGTTCCTCGCTTCGTCGATTGAGTCGCGGAGCTTGAGCAGGTCGTTGTCGCTGATCCACGCTGATGGCTGCCGCGCCTCGCTGCCGCCATTGGGGCTGCCCAACCCTTCGGCGCTTCCGAACTGTTCGTTCAGCGCGCCCTTGGGGCTGGCGTCTAGCAGCGTCATGGCGTGATCGATCTCGTGGCCGATGTTGGAGCTGACGAGCGCAAATGACTTCGGCAGGCTGTTCGCCATGCTCCTGATGCTGCGCAGATTCGACCGGATCATGGCAGCATGGTCGATCCCCGGCGCTGCGGGGGTGCTCTTGCAAACTGCGCACGGAATGTTCGTGCCGGCCGGACGTCCCTCGCACGCCAGACAAGCTGGCGCTGCGGTGACGGGGGCGTACCAATACGGAACTGCCTCAACCGGCTTGATTCCGTTCACTTCCTCGCCGTTGTTCTTTCGGATGTAGGTGTCGGTCCCGTACAGGTTCGGATAGCGGTAGTGATAGCCATCAGGCTGACGCACCGCCTCCTGCGCTGCGGCGGGCTGCGACGAAAGCCGCTTGCCGGCGGCGCGAATCGCCTCACCGATGTTGATGGTCTCGCCCACGCTGTCGTACATACAGCCGTCCCACTGCTGCGCGATCTGCTCGATGACATGCTGCTCGTTGTGTGCGTTCATGCTGCTTTCCTCCACTTCGTTGCCAGGGAATCCCACGTCAGCGGGTGCGGGCGCTTCTTGATCCGCTGGTATGCGGCGTCGGGCGAGATTCCCAGCCGGCGCGCAATCTGGGCTGTCGTGCAGAGCTGGCCTTCCACGACGTGCGCGTACAGTGCTGCCCGGGCGGCACCGCCGCGGCGCGATCCGGCGCGGCTCTCTTCGGGGCTGAAGGTGACGGTGCCCATCAGGCGGCCTCCTGCTTCAGCTGCTGCTCGAAGCCGTCGACCAGCGCCTTGAAGCTGGCCAGGTCGTGCTTCAGCTTCTCGATGTAGGCGTCATCCCGCTGGAACGGGCGCCACCACAGTTGCCGGCCGACCGGTGCGAGGGCGGGGCAGTACAGACCGATGTGCCACCACTTCCGGCCGGTCAGCCACATGCAGCCCTGGGCTTGCTCGAACACCTCGCTTGCATCGTTGTCGATGTGGAAGGCGCGCAGCTTTTCGGGGTTGATGAAGCACTTGTATTCGGACCCGCCGTCCTCGCCGATGAAGCCATCGGCCGAGCAGCCATAGACGCCGTCGTCGCTCAGGACGAAACCGGCTCGCTGGACGATCAGGCCCGACTGCACCTCATGCTCGGCACGGGCTGCCGGCTCCAGCTCGTGGCCACGGCGCATGGCGAAGGTCTCGAAGCCCTCGTCCAGCGGCTCTCCGCTGATGCGTTCGATGGCCAGGCGGAACGCGTAGTTCTTGGCGACCTCGCTGAAGTCGCCGATCGGTTCGCCAGCGATGGCGCGCTCGATGATGGCCGAGCGGGGCACAGCCTTGTAGCGGGCCTGCGCCATGGCATCCTTCTCGGACTTGCCGGCCAGGATTGCGTCGACGTAGGCCTTCTGGCGGTCGTCCAGCTCACCGACCCGCGTGCGTGCCGTGGCGAACATGCTGGCGGTGATGATTCCGGCGCGGGCGCGATGCCACTCTTCGCTACCCTGGGCACAGTTGACGAGGATCACAGCGGCACCTCTTCGGCGGTGACACCACTATCAGCGATGTCCTCGGCACCGGCATTCATCGCGATGGCCTTCAGCGCCTCGTGCCCGCTAGTGCCGATCATGGAGCGCTGCTCCTTGGACAGCCTCCCCCATGCACCCTGGTACTCACTCAGGCCGGCTTCGGCGAACGCCTGCAGGCTGGCGTACAGCTTGCGGCGCTCTTCGGTGTCTTCCGGCTCGGCCGGTGCTTGGCGGGTGATGGCGCCGGCGGTAGCGGGCCGGCGCTCGGAACGGATCGTCTCTCCTTCGATGATGTCCTTGCCCTCCATCTCTTCGGCGGTGGGCTGGGAGCCAACGGCCTCGGGGAATGCCTTGCGCAGCGCTTGGGCCTCGGCGCACTTGGCAAGTTGGCCGCGCGGTCGCTTCGACCACATCGCATTGGGGCTTTGGTCCTGGTCACGCCCGCCCTTGATCGCGTAGTTCTCGATCCAGTACTCGACGGCGGTGTACTCGGCGATATGACCGCCGCGCAACTGGCGATACACGGTGACCTCGCACCATTCGGGGAACGTTACGTCTCGGCCACCCACGCGCTCGGTGACCATCGGACCGAACACCGGCTTGGACATGCCTGCAAACTCACCGGTCCGCGCGGCGTCGGTGCGGTACAGGCCAATGCCGGGCATCACAACGTCGCGCATCTCGCGCGCCTTGCTGTCGTACATGGGCACGATGTGCACCGGCTTCTTCATCGGGTCCAGCCCGGCTGCCTTGCAGTAGGCCAAGACCAGATCGACAGAAGCATCGCTGGCCCCCGGATACAGGCTGGTCTTCAGCGCGGTGCGGATGGCGCCGGCTTGTTCCTCGGTGATCAGTTCGCCAGCTGCGGCGCGGGTGGTCATCTGGTTCATGGAGACCTCAGTAGCGGATGGCCACGGCCGGGACCTTGCCCTGCACGATGGCGGTGATGGCGGTAGCGGCTGCCTCTTCGGACAGGCCCGCAGCAACCAGCGCGGCGACGGCGGCGCGGTTGATGGTCCGGCGGTGTTCCACGTCAGCGGCGCGGGCTTCGTCAGCCTTGCGCTGGGCTTCCGCTTCGGCCTGGCGCTCACGTTCTGCACGGTCTGCGTCTTCCTGAGCGCGGCGTTCGGCAGCGGCGACCGCTTCCGCCTTCTCGCGTTCTGCTCGTTCCGCCGCATCCTTGGCGCGTTGTTCGGCCTCGGCTGCATCACGCGCGGCGCGCTCCTTTGCTTCCCTGGCTTCGCGTTCGGCACGTTCCACAGCCTCAGCCGCTTCGCGCTTTGCCTTCTCGGCGGCTTCGGCCTGGAGTCGAGTCTCGCGCTCCACTCGGTCACGTTCGGCCTGTTCTGCGGCGACACGCTGCCGCTCAGCTTCCTCGGCGGCGCGCACGGCATCCTCGCGGGCACGGATCTCTTCTTCCTTACGAGCTATCTCGGCCAAGCGGGCGGCCTCGGCTTCAGCGCGGGCACGCTCTTCGGCGTCCTTACGCTCCTGCTCGATACGCTCCTGCTCGGCTTCCCAGTCGGTCAGCGGCTTGCGCACTTCGTCGCGCAGCGCGTCCAGGGTGTCGCGTGCCTTCTTGCGTGCTGCATCGATCTCGCCGGTCTGCTTCTTCAGGTCGGCCACCAGCGCCTTGCCGGCGTCGTCGATGGCGATCTTCGAGCGCGCCACCTTGTAGGCGACCGACGCGATTTCCTTGCGGCTGGCAACGGTGCTGAGGTCGGGAACCAGCGTCACCGCCTCAGCGCGAATGCGCGCCAGCAGGTCATCCAGCTTTCCGCCGGTGAATACCTCAACGGCGTTGACGGATTCCAGGGGGATAAGGGCTTCAGACATAGCAATTCCTTTTTCTCGACATGAAATGAGGTGCCGGCATTGCCCGGCCGGCGCGGGTGCGGAACTGGAGGGGAGGGCAGTTCCGCGGGTGCCGCCCGAGGGGAGCGGGCGGCAGGGGGATCAGCGGATGTCGCGTTTGCGCTGCGGCGGGAATCCGCCGCGCGGGCGGATGAAATCGGTGCGGCGGCGGGTGAGCCGGCGATGCTCGCGGCGACAGGCGCGGACGATCAGCACCAGCAGCCAGAGGCACAGCAGGACCAGCGGCAGCACGAAGGAGTCGGCGCGCACGATCACCGCGCGGCGGGACATGTCGGCGAAGAACACCAGCGCCGCGGTGTAGAGGGCGAGCCGGATCACGGCTGCACCTGCACTGCGCACCACAGCGCCAGCAGATACATTGCGGCCATCGAGGTGTAGCCGAGGATGTTCCAGGCGAGGCGCTTCATGCGGCACCTCGCTTGGCCTTGCTAACGTAGTAGTCCAGCCGCGTGGCTTTTGCGTTCTTGTTTGCTGCAAACGCATTCGCTTCGACTCGCGTGTCGAAAACGGCAACTGGGTACGGAACGTTGAAGGCGCAGGGGGAAGTGGTGACAGCCATCACGACGTAGACGGTGCTCATCCCATCGCTCCCAGCAGCAGGGCGAACCCAGCACCAGCCAGAAACGCCAGCACAGCGATGACGACCATGTCGCGCGCGGTCTGCTTGGCCGCCGTCTGAAGGGCTTGTTCGAAGCTCATGCCGCACCGTCCTTTGCCAGCTCGGCGATCAGGGCGTCGGCAATACGCACAGCTGCCATGGCTACTTTTTCGGCGTCCTTCTCCGGCTGTTTGCGCTCAAGATCGGCCGGCGAGTACGAATGGGGGCCGAGGTCCATCCCTTGCATCGCCATAGCTGCAATCAGCTCGCGCTTGGTCAGGCCGCCCAATGCAGTCCCGTGTTCACCCCACGGGTAGGCCGGTTCGTTGCCGCTCATGCCTCACCCCCGCAGTTGCGGATGGCGATGCGCAGGCCTTCGCAGCCATCGCACGGACAGCCTCCGGCAACTTGATTTGCAGCCGCCGCGATTAGCTTGGCCACGGCAGCGCGCGTCTTCACCGATTCCTCGGCCATCGCCGCTGGCGTAGAGTCGATGACGCCATAGACGATTCGATAGGCTTCGGCGTGCGCGGCATCGGCACCCATCACAGCCAGCACATTCACGTGGGTGCTCATGCCGCACGCTCCCGCGCAGCTTCCAGCGCAGCAGTGCGGGCGACCTTGGCGAGGCGGTACAGGTCCGCCAGCAGCTGCGAGCCCAGCAGGTCGTCCGGGTGCTTCCCATCCAGCTGGATCAGCGCGTCGGTCGCGTCGGTGAACCACTCGCCGTCCAACTCGAACGGCAGCACGTCGGCTGCGATCTCGCGGCGCTGGTCACGGTCAGACAGCAAGTCCAGGGCGCGGGCTTCGACTGCCTCAGCGCGCTCCCACGCCGCGAAGTCCGGCGCCTGGTCGTCGTAGGCCCGCTGCGCGGGCCGCGGCATCGTGTGGAGTTGAAGTGCCATGTCTGACCCCGTTCGGCCCGGGTGGGCCGGTTCGTGGTCAGATTAGGCATTCCTACCATTTGATGCAATAGGCATCCCTAACTTTCCCGACGAACGGTAGTTATCCACACGCCCAGCGTCATGCACTGGGCGTGGAAGGGCGGGTGCAAGGGTCAGTAAGCCGCCAGAGCGTCCGGCAAGCTGCAGCCAGTTTCGGCTGCGTCTACATAGCCGTTCATTCGGTCCAGCAGGTCATCAAGCTGCGGCATCGTGAGATCGGAGAGATACGACTTCCCCTTCAAGTCGAGGAAGTGGGTGATCGCGGAGTGCCACCCGTACATGTCTGCAATTCGCAGAATGGCTCTGGCCTTCTTTGCCCTGGGCGACACATCGACCGGTGGGAATGCCAGATCGGGAGGTTCAGCAGGAGGGAGTGGAGTGTCGGCAAGCATCGCCGCCAGCTCTTCCCGCAGCAATTCCAGTGGGTCCATTCAATCCTCCGCAAGAGATTCGAGAACAGCTGCCAAGGCCTGCTGCACAGCGGGAGCTGTTTCGGCAGACAGTTGGTGCTGGCCCTCGTAGACGCGCTTGATCATGCGCGCCTTGATCTCTCGCGGGACACGTTTCCTGCTGTCCGCGATTGCGCCTTCTACTACCGCCAGCACGATCGCGAGTTTCTCTGAGTCCAATCGCTCAGGATGAGATTGGACAAGGGGAGGTGGGTTGCCGGTCATGATGAACTCGGCCGTTGTTCCTAGGTGCTTGGCCGTAGCCACCAGGTTGTCGCCAGAGATCATCTTGGTCGCTTTGCCGCCGCCGAACCAGCCGCTGACGGACCCTGGCTTGATCTTGCAAGCGCGCGCGATATCCGCAGCGGTGGTGCGCCGCTCCGCCATGATCTCGGTGATTCGTCGTGCCCAGTCTTCCATTAGGCAAGCCTATTCCGATGAACGGTAGGTATGCCTATTGCGTATCTGGTAGGAAAGCCTAACAATGGCTCCCCATGAACGCCAACCAGATCATCGATGCTCTCGGCGGCACCTTCGCGGTGGCGCGCCTCTGCAACGTGAAGCCGCCTTCGGTCAGTGAGTGGCGGCGGAACAACGAGATTCCTGACGCGCGACTCCAGTTCTTGAAGCTGGCCCGTCCTGACGTCTTTAGTCCGGCACACCAGAAGGGCGAGGCGGCCTGAGATGGGCACGCCCATCCGCCGCGAGGGAACACAGCTGATTTGCACGCTGCCGCACTCGCTCGGCTTCGTGTGGCGCCTGTGGTGCTGGGCTATGCGCAACGGCCATCGGCGGACAGCTACTGCAATTTTCTCGGGTCTTCGACTTCTCGGCTGTACGCAGCGTCTGCTCCGGGCGGCACTTGGCCTGCTGCGGTTGTCAGGTACTGCGGGTCGAGTGGAGTCGTTGTCAGGGGCTGATCGCCCTCCCAGTCCCAAACGAGATGGGGCTGACCGTCGATGAAGACCATCTCTCCAAATCGGATGTCGCCGGGTGTCCTGAACACCACGGTCAGCATTTGCAGTTCTTCCATGTCCGCCTCCGGTAGTGGTTGGGTTCCTAAGCACCCTCAATCCTACCGGCAGGCGGGCGCCTGTTTCTCTGGCCACTCAGCGGCTCCCCGGGAACGGCACGACCACGCCGGGCCGGGCGGGGCGCTCCCGCGCGCGCTTCGGGATGTAGCGCACCACGGCCCGATCCCCGCGGCGGCTGATGGCGTAGAGCCGGCCGGACATCCGCACGAGCGTCACGACGGTCGGGCATTCCTTCACTGAATCCACGTGGCTCGGTCCTTCGGGGCTGGGCCTTTATTTCGACCTGACGAGCCTGTCCCACGCAGTCCCACGCGGTGGGACGAACGAGGAAACCACCATGGCGGACCACCAACTGCCCCTGTTCTACGAGACCTACGAGGACGCGATCCGCGACTGCGTAACCGCCTTGGGCGGGAACAAGGCCGTGGGCTCGATGCTCTGGCCGGCGATGCCGGCGGACGAAGCCGGCCGGAAGCTGGCGCACTGCCTGAACCCCGACAAGCGCGAGAAGCTGGACCTGGGCGAGCTGCGGTTGATCCGCCGCGCGGCGCGGCAGGCCGGCGTGCACATCCTGGCGCACTACGAGGCCCGGGACGCGGGCTACACGGAGCCGCAGCCGCTGAACCCCGAGGACGAGGCCGCCCAGCTGCAGCGCGAGTTCATCGCCGCGGTGAAGGCGATGGAGGTGATCCAGTCGAAGATGGCCCGGGTCGGCGGGGTGGCGGCATGAGCCTCTCCAGAATCGGAAAGTCCAGCGATTTGGCCATGAAAAGCGGGCTCACGCTGTTCTGCAGGACATCGCCGAGCGGAGCTGAAAGCATGGCAAGAACTTACGACGAGGCGCGGGAGGCCCGCATTCGGGCGCTGACGGAGCTGCTCAAACGAGCAATCGCTGCGGGCAGCCGGGATGAGGCCTACCGCCTGCAGGCCGAGTGGAAGGCCGCGATACTCGCGCGCTCCCCGGAGCAGATTGCACGCATGGAGCGTGCGCAGGGGGCTCCCCATGCGTGAGTACGGGCAGATCCAGTGCGCGTTCTGGCAGAGCGCCGACGCGCAGGAATGGACGGACGCCGGCAAGCTGCTGGCGGCGTACCTGATGACCGGCCCGCACTCCAACGGCATCGGCTGCTACCGCTGCCCGGACGGGTACGTGATGGCCGACCTGGGCTGGTCTCTGGAAAGGGTTTCCGAAGGGTTTGCGGAACTGTCTCGAAACGGTTTTGCCTACCGTTTCGACGGGGTTGTTTTCCTGCCCGGATTTCTGCGCTGGAACAAGGTCGCCAACGCGAACGTCGCTGCTGCCCGTATGAGCGAGTTCGATGGCCTCCCGAAGGGGGAGGCGAAGGCCCGTGTTGCAGGCGCCATCCTCAGGAATATCAAGCACCTATCGAACGACCACCGAACGGTTCTCCAAACGGTTTCCGAAACGGTTTCTGGAACGGTTACCCAAACAGAAACCAACCCAACCCAACCCAGAGAGAAACCAAACAAACCCTCCTGCGCTGCGCCGGCCGAGCCGGCTCCGGCCGATGACCTGCTGCCGGCTGAGCCGCCGGTGATCAGCTTCCTGCTGAACGACGGCTCCGAGTTCGGGTTGAGCCAGCAGCAGGTGGACGAGTTCCAGCAGCTGTACCCGGCCATCGACGTGCTGCAGCAGGCCAAGGCGCTGAAGGCCTGGTGCATCGCCAACTCGAAGAACCGCAAGACCCGCAGCGGGGCGCTGAAGTTCGTCAACGGCTGGCTGTCGCGCGCGCAGAACCAGGCGCCGCGGGCAGCTGCACAGGCCCAGCCGCAGCGCCCCGGCGCGGCCCCGGCCCTGCCGAGGCTGCAGGCATGAGCGCCGACGCGATTTTCCACGTTGAGCGGCAGGTGCTGCACACGGCGATGGCCCGGCCGTCGAGCATCGCGGAGATGCCGCTGCACCCGTGCCACTTCGCCTCGGAAGCCCACGGCCAGCTGTGGGAGCTGATCCGCTCGCTGGACGGCGGGAACGTGCCGGTCGAGCCGGTGACGGTTTCCGAAGTCGCCGAGCGCATGGGCAACCGCCGGATGCAGGAACTGGCGTTGGCCATCGGTACCGACCGCGACCTGTATCCGACCAGCCAGCCGGCTTACCAGGCGGGCATCCTGGCCACTGCATGGCGCGACCGTGAGGCGCTGGCCATCGCCCGCGAGCTGCAGGAGGGCGCGCAAGCCCGGCAGGAGGGCGCGGTGGACGAAGCGATCCAGCGGCTGATGAGCCTGCACACCGCCGACCGCAGCTACGAGCACACGGCGCAGAGCGCGCTGGACGCGGCGATGGCACAGGCCATGGAGGCACAGCGCAACGGCGGCCGGCTCGTGGGCGTGGCCACCGGCATCCACGACCTGGACGACACGCTGGGCGGCTTCCACAACAGCGACCTGATCGTGGTCGGCGCGCGGCCGGCGATGGGCAAGACCGGCTTCCTGCTGGGCGCGACTGCCAGCGGCGCGAAGGGTGGGGCAGTCGGCCTGATCTCCGGCGAGCAGCCGGCGGACCAAGTGGGCTTGCGCTGGCTGGCGGCCGGTTCGAACGTCAACGTGGGCCGACTGCGCGCCGGCAAGTTCCGCGGCGACGACGTGCCGGCGCTGATGGCCGCCGCCGACAGCTACGGCCGGCTGCCGGTGAAGATCCACGACCGGCCATCGCCGGACATCACGGAGGTCATCCGCGAGGCTCGGCGCTGGAAGCACCAGTTCGGCATCCGGGCGCTGTACGTGGACTACCTGCAGCGCATCGAGGTGTCGGCGATGGCGCGCGCGCCGAAGTACCAGCAGGTCGGACACATCGCCCGCAGCCTGAAGAATCTGGCCCGCGACCTGCGCATCCCAGTGATCGCACTGGCCCAGGTCAACCGCGAGGCCGACGGCGAGCGTGCGCAGATGAAGCACCTGGCCGACAGCTCCGAGATTGAGAAGGAGGCTGACCAGATCATGATGCTGTGGCGCGACCTGTCCAACCCGCAGGCCGAGCGCTCTCCGGCCGAGATCAACGTGGTGAAGAACCGCCACGGCAACATCGGCACGGTGTACTGCACCTGGCACGGCGGCTCCACGTCGTTCGTCAACCGCAGCGCTGCCGACGAGTTCGGGGAGGCTGCGGCATGACCACCTTCATCCTCCGGGCCGAGAACGCCCGGGACCGCATGGCCGCGGCCTGGCGCTTTGCCTGCCAGTACCTGGAGCTTGGCCGGGCCGTCCGCGTCGAGGTCAAGGAGTGCAAGTCCACCCGCAGCCTGGAGCAGAACGCGATGCTCCACGCCATCTGCGAGGACATCGCCCAGCAGCGGCAGTGGGCCGGCCGCTGGATCGACAAGGAGGGCTGGAAGCGCCTGCTGGTCGACGCCTGGGCGCGCACCGAGAGCCGGCAGCAGGGCGACATCGTGCCATCGCTGGACGGCGCCAGCGTGGTGAACCTGGCCGTGCAGACCCGGACCATGTCTGTAGGCGACATGGCGGACCTGATCACCTTCGCGCAGGTCTGGGCTGTGGAGAACGGCGTGCGGCTCAACGAGCCGCGGTATCGGGACTACGGCGAGCAGCCGCGGAGGGTGGCATGAAGCGCGGCCGTTCCACCGGCACTCCGACGCGCGCGCAGCAGCAGCGTATGGACGCTATCCGCGAAATCGGCTGCATCGTTGCGCACTCGCTGGGCCTCGGGCACGTCCCCTGCGAGGTGCACCACCTGACCGTCGGCGGAAAGCATGGCGCAAAGCGGCGCGGCCATGACTTCACGGTCGGCCTGAATTCCTGGAGCCACCGCGGCGAGCCGTTCGGCGGCGTGTCGGCGGACACCTGCGAACGCCTGTTCGGCCCCAGCTACGCCAAGCAGCCGCGCCGGTTCCGGCAGGAGATCGGCAGCGACGACTACCTGCTGGACCTACAGAACACCCTGATCGAGAAGCACCTGAAGGAGACCAGCCCATGGGCAGCATGAACGAGAACGAGATCAAGCCGGCAGTGGTAGACCACACTGTGGCGGCGCATGTTGCCTGCGAATCGCATGGCGAACGCTACGGCATCGACTGGATTTGGCATCACGATGGCATTGGCCTGCTGCATCCGCAATCCACCATCGACCGCCTGATCGAGCAGAGAAACAACTATCGAGCGGCTGGGGACAACTTCGAGTTCCTGGCGAACCATAGGGCGAGGGAGCTTGACCGCCTAACGGTAGAGCGTGATGCAGCGCGCTATGACGCAGGGACCAACAGCAGCGTGGTGGCGACTCTCCAGCAAGAGCGGCAGTGCCTGATCGCCGAGCGCGACGCGCTGCGGGCTGATGCCATCCGGTACAGAGAATTGATCGAGTACGCACTGGCTCAGTACAGCGGCCGACACACGGGCGACCACAACCATTGGGCGGCCAAAGCCATGAACGAGCTTGCTGCCATTGACGCCGCGCACGCGAAGGAACGTAGGGAATGACTGCGCGCCGCCTGACTTTCGGGATCGACCCGGGGATTTCTGGGGCTATCGCTGTGCTGGCCGACGGCGAGGCTGGCCCGATCCTAGACATGCCGCTGCTGGGCGACGACAGGGAGGTGGACGCCCGGCAGGTGGCGATGTTCATCCGCGCTGCTCGTGACCTGCATCCTGGAGCCACGGTGTCGGCCGTCATCGAGCGAGTCCGGGCGATGCCGCCCAAGGACGGCGAGCGGAGGGCTGGCGCGCAGTCGTCGTTCAACTTCGGCGACCACTACGGCAAGGCCAAGGCGGTGCTGGAGCTGCTGGGCATACCGTACACCCGCGCCGAGCCGGCGAGTTGGAAGCGCCAGTTCGGCCTGACCGGCCAGCCCAAGGACGCGTCTCGGGTGCTGGCCATCCAGCGGTTCCCCACTGTGGCGGCCGAGCTGAAGCGGAAGAAGGACAACGGCCGGGCCGATGCCCTGCTGATTGCCCTGTACGGGGAACAGCGCCTGGCCAGCGGGGTGGCCGCTTGACCGACGCAACGGCCCGCATGTGGAAGCGCTACCGAGCCCGGGTCCGTCGCATGGGCAGGTGCTCGGTGTGCCAGTTCCGCGAGCTGACCGACGGGACGTTCCACTGCCGGCGCCAGCCGGACCGGCAGGGTGCGTGCGACGCCGATGGGCGCCTGCCGGCGTTCCGATTGGACGACGAGGTCCTGGACGAGCTGCGAGATGCGTAGAGCGGGAGGATGCGATGGCCACTTCGAACCACGACACCAACCGAGACCCCACGCCGCGTAGGCAGGTGGAGCGCCGCATCAAGCCGGCATTCTGCCTGAGCGACTGTGCCACGGTGCAGGAGTTGGCCCAGCGGCTCCAGAAGCGCATCCGCCAGACGCTGTACGCCCGAGGGGCGGGCACGGTGGTGGCGATCAATAGCCAGGCCGAGGTCTTCCTGCTTATGGCAGGGGAGGCTCGGACCGAGCGCTTCTGTGTTGAGCAATACGACTGGGTGCTGGGGACCTATGCAGAAATGCCCATGTGTGGGGCAAACGCCTCGGTGCCAAGTATCGGAACACTGGAAGAGGACATCCGGTTCCACCTTCCGTATTGGGGTTGGCCTACGCAGATGCAGCTCCCGTTCCCTCCGTTGCATGAGTTGGCCGCTGCCGCGTAATGGCGGCATGAGCGACCGCCAGACGCCCAACATCATCGATCCATATCTCGAAGCGCCGGCCGGGGCGCTCTCTGCAGTACCGGCCCGACCAGCGGGCAGGTGTCGACAACAGCCCGCAGCCGACACGGAAGAGGCCGCGTGCGGCCGGCCGGGGGCCATGACCTTCGGTGACGCCATGACTTCCGGGAATCGGCAGCCTCGGGTAACGCCAATTCTGCTTCGACAGGCCAGAACGCTGGCGCTGCTGGAGTTCTCGGACGAAGAGATTGCCGAGGCGCTGAGCCTGACGCTTGCGGACATGGCACAGCTTGCCTGGAACAGTCGCCGATTCTTCGATGCGATTACTCCTTCGGAAGAAGCCCGGAGCGAATACCGTGAGGATCGTAGGCGGCAAGCGGCCACGCGGGCAGCTGGCAAGAGGCGGCGACTAGCGGCAAGTCCGTCGGCGCGAATTCGGAATGGGGTATCAGCCCGCATGTGGGCGGCGCTCAAAGGCAGGAGTGACGGCGCACTATTCAGCCGGTTGGGATACTCCCTGCAGGAGCTGATCGGCCATCTACAGGGCCAGTTCTCGCCCGGCATGACGATGGAAAACTACGGCCGGTGGCACGTGGACCACATTCGGCCTTGCGCTTCGTTCGATCAGACTGACCCTGAGCAGTTCGCAGCCTGCTGGGCGCTCACAAACCTGCAGCCCCTGTGGGCAAGAGACAACATCCGGAAGGGCGCCCGGACGTGGCAGGACTGACTCCGAAGCAGGAGGCCTTCTGTCAGCGGTATCTGGAGCTGGGGAATGCCAGTGAAGCCTACCGCCGGTGCTACAGCGCCGAGAAGGCAAAGCCTGAAACGATCAACCGCTCGGCAAAGGAGCTGCTGGATAACCCCAAGGTTGCCGCAAGGCTTGCCGAGCTTCGAGGTGCCGCCCAGGCAGCGCACGGGGTGACGATTGCCAGCCTGCTCGCAGAGCTTGAAGAGGCGCGGAAGGTGGGCATGGAGCGCGGGCAGTCGGCAGCGATGACTGCGGCAACGATGGGAAAGGCAAAGCTGGCCGGACTGGACGGCGGCGTAAAGGATGACGACGACGCGCCGCTGCCGGCAGCCGTCACGGTCAACGTGGTCAGTGGGCGAAAGCGTGCCGACGCTTAACCAGCCGCAGGCAGAGTTCCTCCAGCTGCCGCACAAGTTCCGGGCGTTCGTAGGGGGCTTCGGCTCGGGCAAGACCTGGGTTGGGTGCGGCTCACTGTGCCGCCATGCCTGGGAGTTCCCGCGGATCCCCACGGGCTACTTCGCGCCCAGCTACCCGCAGATCCGCGACATCTTCTACCCGACGATCGAAGAGGTGGCCTTCGACTGGGGGCTGCGAGCGCAGATCAACCAGTCGAACAAGGAGGTGCACCTGTACGCCGGCCGGCAGTACCGCGGCACGGCCATCTGCCGGTCGATGGACAACCCGGCCAGCATCGTGGGCTTCAAGATCGGCCGCGGTCTGGTGGACGAGATCGACACGCTGAAGAAGCGGAAGGCGCATGACGCCTGGCGCAAGATCATCGCCCGCCTGCGCGTGAAGGCGCCCGGCCTGCAGAACGGCATCGATGTGACGACGACGCCCGAGGGCTTCAACTTCGTCTACGAGCAGTTCGAGCAGATTCCGGGGCAGGAGCCGAAGAAGGCTGAGCTGTACGGCAAGGTGCACGCCAGCACGTACGACAACGAAGCCAACCTCCCGGACGACTACATCGAGTCGCTGTTCGAGACGTACCCGGCCCAGCTGGTGAAGGCCTACATCAACGGCCTGTTCGTCAACCTGACCAGCGGCTCGGTGTACGCGGCCTACGATCGCAAGCTCAATGGCACACTGGCCACCATCCGCGACGAGGACCGGCTCCACGTGGGCATGGACTTCAACGTGATGAACATGACGGCCATCGTCTGCGTGATCCGCGCCGGTCAGCCGTTGGCCCTGGAAGAGTTCACCGGCGTCAGGGACACCCCGGCCATGATCGTGGCGCTGCGCGAGCGGTTCGGCGATCGGCACATCGCGGTCTATCCCGATGCCAGCGGGGAGAGCTCGCACACCAACAACGCCAGCGTGTCCGACCTGGGCCTGCTGCGGGCGGCCGGCTTCGTCGTCCGGGTGCCGCCGGCCAACCCCCGCATTCGCGCCCGCGTGGTCAGCGTGAACGCAATGCTCTGCAATGCCAGGGGCGTGCGCCGCCTGCGGGTGAACCCGGTGGGCTGCCCCAAGTTGACCGAGGCGCTGGAGAAGCAGGCCTACGACGCCAACGGCATGCCGGACAAGACCACGGGCTTCGATCACCCGCCGGATGCACTGGGCTACTTCATCCACAGCCGGTTCCCGGCCATTGCCAGCGCAAGGGTGCCGACCTCCGTTGAACGGGGTCGGGTCATCACGCCTTATAGCCGCCAATGGCTCGAGCACAACGGCGAGGCAGCCGACGCGATGGAACGGAAGAGGAAGATGCTATGACCGGTCCAGGCGACCAGCTGGCCCAGGCGATCGAAGCAGACGAGATGGAGCAGGCGGAAGCCGAGCGCCAGGCTGCGGCAGCGCTGGAGGAAGAGGGCGCGGTCAAGGCCTGGCTGAAGCGGATCGAGGAAGCGCGCGAGTTCGACAAGGACGCCCGGGATGGCTACGCCAAGGACCGCACATACTGCCAGGAGCAGGCCAACACCGACGTGTACGACGTGCGTGTGCCGATCGCCGGCACCTATGTCGGCATCCTGACCACGTTTCTGTACGCCCGCGACCCCGAAGTGAGCGTGGAGCTGGCCGAGGCGGTCTCCCCGCGCATCAAACAGGAGGCCAAGGCCTTCGCTACCACGCTGGAGATCGTCGTCGGCAGGCTCTGGAAGAAGGGCAAGCTGAAGGCGGCGGCCGACCCGCTGGTGCGCTCCGGCCTGAGCGTGGCGATCGGCTGGCTCAAGGCCGCGTGGCACCGGGAGACGGGCAGCAACCCGGCCCTGCAGCAGGAGATTGCCGGGCTCCGCTCCAGTCTGGCCGCCGTCAGCCAGCTCCAGAGCGCACTGGCCGAAGATATGGTGGGCGACGACTCAGCGCAGCGTGCAGAGCTGGAGCAGCGTCTGCAGCAGGCTGAGGACGAGGCCGAGCGCATCATCTTCAACGCGCTGTGCATCGACTTCGTCAGGGCCGAGGACATTCAAGTGGCGCCCGAGTGCGCCTGCCTGCAGCAGTACGTGGACAGCCCGTGGATTGCGCAGCGCCTGTTTATGCCGATGGACAAGGCCAAGGCGACGTATCCCGATGCTGCCGACGTGTTGGGATCGGCAACAGCCTACTTCCGCATTCCGGGCAAGGCCGCAGACGGTGCGGGCTTCGGCGGTGCGGCTCGAGGCGAGCAGGCGGACGCCTTCTCCAAGGGGCCGGCCGGTGCCACTGACACCAGCAAGGCCTGCGTCTGCGTGTGGGAGGTGTGGAACAAGGAGACGGGGCACGTCATCACCCTGGCCGAGGGCTGCCCGCGCTACCTGCGCCAGCCGTTCAAGCCCGAGCAGCGGACCACGCGCTTCTACCCGTTCTTCAGCTGGGCCGTGATCTGGAACGACGGCGCACGCCACCCACAGTCCCTGGTCGACCGCTCGCGCTCGCTGCTGGACGAGTACAACCGCACACGCACCAACTACCGGACCCACCGCAGCCGCGCTATCCCGAAGACCGGCTTCGATCGTGGAGCCCTGGACCCGCACGACGCCAAGAAGCTCGAAGGCGCAGTGGTGAGCGAGATGGTGGGGCTGGACCTGCAGGGCCAGCGGCCGGACCAGGTGGTGTTCCCGATCAGCTACAACCAGATCGACCCGGCGCTCTACGACACGCAGCAGATCCGCGCGGAGCTAGAGATGATCTGGGGCGTGCAGGAGGCGCTGTCATCCAGCATCCAGACCGCCAAGACCGCGACCGAGGCCGACATCCAGCAGCAGGGCACGGAGTCTCGCATCGGCTACGCCCGCGACAGCCTGGACGAGATGCTCTCCGAGTTGGCCGTGTACACCGCCGAGCTGGCGGTTTCGCCCAACGGGCTGACGCAGGACGAGGCGGCGAACTGGGCCGGCGCCGATGCGCTGTGGTTCAACGTCCCCGAGCCGGAGATGCTGGACATGGTGGTGCAGGTGGACATCCGGGCGGGATCGTCCGGCAAGCCGGCCACGGCCCTGCGCCAGCAGCAATGGTCAATCCTGCTGCCGCAGCTGCAGCAGTCCGCCATCCAGATCGGTCAGATGCGCGGCTCGTCGCCGCTGGACATCGCCAACTGCCTCGAGCAGCTGGCCGTGGAGACGGTGAAGCGCGCCGGCGACACCAGCATTGACCCGTACAGCTTCATTCCGCAGGCGCCGGCACCGGTTGACCCTGCGCTCGATCCGATGGGGGGTGCCGCCATTGACCCGGCGATGGCTGCCGGTGCCGCCGGCAGTGAGCCGCCCATCGATCCCGCAATGCTCGACCCGGCTGTGATGACGCCGCCGGCAATCACCCCTGTTTGACCCCACACGCCGCCAGCGAGGACACACACGTGCGTATTGACCAGAACGAACCCGACACCACCGCCATCGAGGATGACGGCGCTGCAGCCGCTGCCGCCCAGGCCGCGGCGACCGTCGCCAGCAACGACGGCAACCCCAACACCGAGGCGCTGGACGCCTTCAGCCAGGGCGTGGAGAAGGCCCGCGAGCAGGAAGTGCTGGAGGACGGTGGCGCGCCGGCTGCCGCCGCCGATGGGGTGGCTGCAGATCCCGCGGCCGCCGCTGATGCAGCCGCGGCCGCCGAAGGTGCAGGTACACCGGGCGGGGAGGGTGGTGAGCCGGACCCGGCTGCTGCAGCTGCCGCTGCGGAGGCTGCGAACCAGCCCGATGCGATCGACGCCGAGATCAAGGATCTGGGCATTTCGAACGAGCGGACCCAGAAGCGCTTCCGCGAACTGAGCGAGCGCGCGGCTGAGGCCGAGACCCTGCGACCGGACGCCGAGCGCGGCCGGCAGTGGGAGGAAACGATCAAGTCCACCGGTGCCGATCCGCAGCAGATGGGCAACGCGCTGAACTACCTGGCGGCGATCAACTCGCGCGACCCGGCCGCGATGGCACAGGCCTACGACTTCATGCAGCAGGAAATGGCCTGGCTGGCGAAGGAGCTGGGCCGGCCGGCGCCGGGCTACGACCCGCTGGCCGAGTATCCCGAGCTGGCCAAGCAGGTGGCCGACGGCGACATGACCAAGGCGGCAGCGGAGGAACTGATCCGGACCCGTCGTGCATCGGCCCTGCAGCAGGACAGCCAGCAGCGCCAGCGGCAGGCGATGGAGCAATCGCACGCCGCCACCTTGGCGCAGGAGCAGGCAATGCAGGACGTGCAGGCGCTGGGCGCCCAGCTGCGTGCCGCCGACCCGCAGCACTTCGATGCCAAGTTCAAGGCCATCCAGCCGATGGTCGCGGTCATCCAGGACAGCCTGCCGCCCCAGCAGTGGGCCGCGGCGATCCAGAAGGCCTACCTGGCCGCACCCGCTCCGGTGGCATCGCCCGTGCAGCGCCAGCCGGCAGCGGCGCCCAACAACCCGGCCCGCGCCACTGGCGTTGACCTGAGCAAGGCGCCGACGAAGGAGAACGCCTTCGTCTTCGGGGTACAGCTGGCCAAGACGCAGGGCCGTTGATCCACCGTTGACTGACGTGCCGGCTGGCGCATATTGCGGTCCAGCCGGCCAACGCCGGCATCGCGAGTGACGTAAGCCGGGTTCGCCGCCGGTAGCGCTGAAACGAGAGTCGCGCCCTCGGAACGCGAGAGACCACGCCCATTCGGGCTTCCTCTTTCCCTCCGAGGTGCGATATGCCTTTGACTCCCGCCCAGTTGGCGTCCGGCGCCAACTACCAGATGCAGTCCTATGCGACTGACGACCCGATCGACCAGTTCACCAGCGAGCGTCCGCTGGCCAAGTGGCTGATCGAGAAGAAGACCGAGACGGTCTTCGGCAACGGCATCTTCAACGAGAAGGTGCGCTTCACCAACGACAGCAACTACCAGAACTACTCCGGCGACGACCAGGTCACGTTCAACCGGAAGGACACCGTGCGCCTGGCGCCGTTCCAGCACTTCGAGGCCCACGACGGCTTCAGCCTCAACGAGACCGAGCTGGCCAATAACGGCATCATCCTGACCGACGACAAGTCGGCGCAGATGACCGATGCCGAGAAGATCCAGATCGTGGACAAGCTGCAGGAAGGCTGGACCACGCTGAAGGATGGCTTCCAGGAGAACTGGGACCGCGAGGTCCATCTGGACGGCTCGGCGAACCCGAAGGCCGTGCCGGGCCTGGACGCGCTGGTCAGCACCACCCCGAACGCGGGTGTCATCGGTGGCATCGATGCGTCGACCACCCCGTGGTGGCGCAACTGGGCGCAGATGGGGATCAGCACGGCCACGGCCGGCAACCTCATCTCGACGCTGGAAACCCTGTGGCGCCAGACGATCACCTACGGCAAGTTGGGCAACCCCGACTTCATCGTGGTGGGCTCGGCGATGTACGACGCCATCCAGGCCGACGCGCTGAAGGTCATGGGGCGCCAGATCAACCTGGGCCAGGCGTCCACCGGCGGCGTGACGCTGGACCCGAGCACCAAGGCGCTGGCCTTCAAGGGCGTGCCGGTGGTGTGGGATCCGACCTTCGATGCCCTTGACGAAGAGCTGGGTGCGATCACCTACCCGTGGAAGAAGCGCGGCTACTTCCTCAACAGCAAGGCCCTGCGCCTGCGCCCGGTCAAGGGCCGCTGGATGATCCGCCGCACCCCGCCGCGCGTGTACGACCGCTACACGTACTACTTCGGCCTGACCGCGGACTACGGCCTGACCTGCCGTAAGCGCAACTCGAACGCGGTTTTCAGCATCGCCTGATCACCCCCAATGCGCCGGCGGGGAAAACCTCGCTGGCCAGGAGAAAGAAATGCCGAACACCATCACCGTACAGGGCACGAACATCGTGGCCTTGAAGAAGACCCCGCTGCTGGGCGGGGAGGGGCGCGAAGGACTGGCCCACTTGGGCGACAACCTGGCCGTCACCACCGGCGTGCTGCTGCAGGGTCACCCCGGCCTGGCCGGCGGTGCTACCCCGGCCAGCGGCGACGCGGGCTGGGTCACACTGCTGAGCGCGACCGCGACGCAGGGCCCGGTGGTCGAGATCGCCGACCTGCCGAAGTTCGTCAAGCTGGGCGCCGCTGCCACGGGCCCCATCACCCTGGAGGGCGTGCAGTAATGGCCAAGACCATCACTCTGACGCTGGTCACGCTGCTGATCGACCGTGATGCCAGTACCAAGCTCCCGACCACGGTTCCGGAGTACGAGCAGTCCATCCTCGAAGAGGTCTACGGCGAGGAGCTGGTGACCGAGCTGGAAACCAAGGACATCGAGGTCGAGGACTTCGACGCAGGCATTGCCTTCGCTGGCCTGGTCAAGAAGTACGGCGGCAATGCCGAGTCCGACGCGGCCCGCGCCCGCTACTTCAACCGCCAGCGGGACCTGGAGAAGTTCATCGACAGCCGTCAGCCGTCGACTGCCAAGGCCGCGGCGAAGACCACGACCTCTGCACCGGCCAAGACCGCTGCCGAGAAGAAGGCGGAGAAGGACGCTGCCAAGGCCGCGGCGAAGGCTGCGAAGGACGAGGCGGTGGCCATTGACTTCACCGAGCTGCTGGCCGGCGACGTGGCCTCGATCACCGAGAAGCTGAAGGACCTGAGCGATGCGGACCTGGTTGCCATCGAGGCGGCGGAAGCCGAAGGGCAGGGCCGTGAAGATCTGCTGGCCGCGATCGATGACGAGAGCGAGTCCCGCAAGCAGTAACCCGACCCGCTGGCGGCGGTGACGGCGGCCGGTCGGGGGTGACTCCGGCCGGCCTTTTTCGTGAAGGAGAGGCGATGGCAGCTATGACCTACAACTGCGAGTGCGACGACGGCCAGCCCACGGTGACGCTGGAGGAAATGCGGCTGCGCATCGCCCGGCGCCTGGGCTTCGCTACTCAGGTGGCCATGGGCGTGCTGCCGCCGGGGATGGCCGATCTGCTGGACGATTTCGTGCGCAGCGCCCACGAGCTCCTGTACCGGCGCTACGCCGTGATGCGGCAGGAGCGGTTCTTCACCTGGGACCTGGTTGCCGGCCAGCGGTTCTACGACCTGGACGGGAACAGCGATGCCTGCGACAAGGTGCTGGACCCGGGCAAGGTCCACTGGGTCGGCATTTCCCAAGACGACAGCAGTTGGCGCCCGCTGGTGTGCGGGATCGATCAGACGCTCTACACGGCGGACGTGCAGGGCCTGCCGACCCACTACGAGATTCGCCAGTGCATCGAGCTGTGGCCGGCACCGGCCGATGCTGCATGGAAGCTGCGCATCAAGGGGGCATTCGGGCCGGCTGAACTCGCCACGGGCACCGATGTGCTGACGGTGGACCCGGAGGCTGTGTTTCTGCAAGCCCTGGCCAACGCCAAGGCGCACTACAGCCAGCCCGACGCCGGCAACTACGCGGCCCAGGCAACGGCCTATGTTCGCAGTCGCGTCGCGGAGTCCCATCAGACGCGGCGCTACGTGCCGGGCGTGTGCGTGCCTCCGCCGGCCGTGCGTCCGGCGTCCGCTGGCGACTGGCCGGAGGCCTGACCCATGCGCCAACAGAACCTCTCAGCGGTTAAGGCTGGCATTACCCGCCTGCGCGACAAGGGTGGGGCCTCGCCGGACTCCCTCTATGACCTACTGAACGGCTACGTCACGGCAGCCCGCACCATCCGGTGCCGGCCCGGTACGCGTATCGACGTGGTGCTCCCCCCGGGGACGAAGGGGCTTGTCTGGTTCCAGGGCAAGTTCGTCGTGTTCTCGCACATGGTGGTCGACTCCGGCGACTCACGCGTCGAGGTGGAGGTGATCCGCCATCCCTCTGCGCCGGCGACGCCCATCAGGGACATCCACTTCGCGCTGCCCTTCCTTGGCTACCTGTACGTGGTCGCGGAGTTTGCCGACCGCCTGATCCGCCACTACTGGCTGGAGAAGGGGGAGGTCTGGCAGCCGAACCACATCTACCTCCCGGGAACGCTCGTTCGGCCAACTGTCGGCAACGGCATGGCATATCGGGTCGAGTCGGATCGCGCTGGGTACATGCCCTGGGCGCCCAACGTCGGCCGCGCCTTGGGCGATGTCGTCGTGCCCACCCTGGACAACGGTTACCGGTACGTGGCCACTGAAACCGTGGGGGACAGCCCTCGCTCCGGAACGGTCGAGCCGGCGTGGCCGACCAACCCGGGCGAGACGGTCGTTGAGGACGTGAGCAACCGGAACCCGTACACCGTGGATCAGGAGACTGGGACGCCTTCCGCCACCGTGCCGCCGTCCGTCAAGGATCGCTATGGGAGCGGGTCCAAGTCCACTTCGAACAGCAGCGAGGCGCAGTAATGGCGTACCCCGTTTGGCAGCCGGGCACCCTCTACCAGCCCGGCGACATCGTCATCCCGATCACTGCTCCGGCGCCGACCGCGACGGCAGTGGCGAATGGCGACTTCAGCGCAGGGGCGAGCAACTGGGATTTCACCGGCTCGGCCTTCTACTCGACCCACGTATCGAAAGGCGGGTGGAAGACTGCGGTCGAGCTGCCTGGTAACCAGCCCAGCGGCGGGGCGCTTAACCAGACCAAGCTTGTCGTGCCGGTCGGCAAGAAGATCACGGCCGCCTGCCTTATCGACCAGGGAGCGTCCATTGCCGGCGCTACCCGTGGCTGGATCGAGGTGCACTGGTTCAGTGCCTCCGACACGCTGCTCAGGATCGACAAGGGCAACCAGGTGGACAGTGGCGCTGGCGGCGCGGTCCACCGTTCGACGTGCGAGTCCACGTGTCCGGAGGGTGCCGCATACTGCAGGGCGGGCATCGAACTGTGGTCTGTCGCGGACCACAGCCACGCGATCTGGGGCGGGAACCTGTGGGTGGAGGGAACCTTCGCCGGCCTGCCCGCCGATCTGGCCTACAAGGCAGTGCAGCCGGAATCTGGCTTCTCCGATTCCAGCGAGCCGGCGTGGCCTCCGGTGCTCGGGCAGCAGGTGGTGGACAACGAGGTCACGTGGGAGGCCATTGCGGCTACACGTGTCGTGTGGACCGCGGAGCCCCTGTATGTCAGCGGCGACACGGAGCCAGAGTGGCCGGAGGAAGAGGGCGGGATGGTGAAGGACGGCACCGTTACCCTGCGGGCCGTCTCGCGTCGCGTGGAGGATCCGAACTGCCCGAACACCAAGATCGTGGCGATCGCCGCCTCCAAGGTGTTCTGCGGAGACGACGATATCGTGCGCTACTCGGCGACGGTGAATCCTCTGGACTGGTCGTCGGACAACGACGCGGGCTACCTGCCCACTGGGCTGCAGAACTACGGAGCGAACCCAGTCACGGCCATGGGGCTCTACCGCGGAAACCTGATCGCCTTCAACGCCGAGGCCTTCCAGCTTTGGCAGGTGGACGAGGACCCGGCCAACATGGCGCTGTTGGATGCATTGCCGATGGGCAGCACCCAGCACCATGCCATTGCACCCGTGTCCAACGATCTGTTCTTCCTGGCCTCCCAGGGCGTGCGTACGGTAGGCATCGCCGCGAGTAGCACCAACTTCCAAGCGGGGGATGTCGGCATGCCCGTCGATCCTCTGGTGCAGGAAGCGATTGAGGATGGTGGCGACCCTCTCGCGCTCTACTACCCCGCCATGGGGCAGTACTGGCTTGCTTTCGGCGCCTCCATGCCTGTCCCGCCTGGGCCGGTGACGCGTAGGCGAATCCTGGTAGCCCTTTATGGCGACGGCGCCCCAACCGCTCTTTCGGAAATTGCTTCCCTGTTCGATAACGGCGATCCGGATAGTGACTTCGGGATCAGGATCGATGGCGTTCCGGTAGCCGGCGATGAGTCGATCACTGGCGCCGGAGTGATGAAGATCGCTCAGTTCGATGATGCGTCCTTCGTACTGTTCGGCCAGTTCATCAAGCAGAGGAAAGTCGATGTTCCTGGTGGCGGAGTGGACTGGGAGCAGCTGTGGGCTGCGACCGCGATGCGGGTTACCTACGACGGCAATGTGACCAGGAGGAACGATGCCGGCGCGTTCCTGAGCAGCTACAACAGCACGGGCCTGGTCCACAAAGGGAATCTCTATGTGGGCATGTCGTTCAGCGCCAGCGACTCCGCAGGGAATGACGCCGGGACGTATCTCTATCGCTACGATGCCAGCTTCCAGCGAACCGGTCGGATCAAGCTGTCCGATGTTACCGAGACGGTCTACTTCACTGAAAAGACGCTCGCCAAGAATGGCATTTGCGTCGTCGCTGTCGGTGCGTCGTGGGGTGTCAGCCGCTACCTGTTCGTGGACATCGATCGGATGCTGATCGTCAGGGAACTCCCCTCGCTGGACTTCGGATCTGGCCAGCACACCGGCTATGGCCTGGTTGCGGGCGAGACCAGTTTCTACGCCGCAGTGCGACCGTCTTGGGATCAGGTCGTGATCGCGGAATGGAACGCGCAGGGCGATTTCCTGGGGAGCCATGCATTGCCAAGCCTCAACTCTGTAGCCACGGAGATGGAGATGGCGGCCTATAGCTTCCCGTACATCTACTTCGCGCACTTGGACATCAGTCGTCCTGGCGGCGGAAGCGCCTGGCGACCGGGACGCGTTGATGTCAGGACGTGGGAGGTGGACTACTCCTACTCGTTCAACCAGCACTGGGCGGGCGACATGGAGTATGGCGTGGGCTTTAACCTCGATTCGGAAGGGCGGCTTTACCTACAGGGAAGGGTTGGGGAGCAGCCTGTCTACACCCGTTTGGGCAGCAGTGGTGCGGAAGACGCGGCCTTCCGCCATGACTACTACCGGGAGTCGCCGATGCGTCTCCATGTCGCGGAGTGGAAGGAGGCCGCCCCGATGCTGTTTGCCGATAGCGAGGATGATGCGACAGAGGTCTTCGTCTACTCGATGACCCGCATGGGGCAGGTAGGCGCATGGTCGCGCTACATGTTCCCCTTCGCGCTAGACGATTGGGCTATTGCCGGCGACATACTGCATCTGCGCTCGGGCGACTTTATCCACAGGGTGGATAGCTCTGTCGTTGGCGATGAGGTCGGGTTTGGCGACGACGGCTGGCAGTTCGAGATTGTTCCGTTCGAAGGCATGATCCAGTGGCCGTGGCTCGAGTTCGGCCAGCCGGGCGTGACCAAGATGCTCTACGGCTTCGACATCGTGGGAGATGGCGCCGTTTCCGTCTCCTTCGGCATCGACCAGAGCAATGGCGGGCTGTTCACGCCGGGCTACCAGGTGCCAGCGGACACCGTGCCGGGCATGGTGATCCCGATGCCGCTGTCTGCCCCGTCGCTGTCGGTGAAGCTGACCTACGACGGCAGCGAGCCGTGGCAATGGAACGCGTTGGGCCTGTACCTCCAAGACCTGCGCGGCATGTCCTGACTCCGTTGAACCCCCACCTGCGGGCAGCAGCATACGTCCATGCTGCCCGCTCGCCTTCCCTCGAACATCGTTCCCTGCCGTCCGGCGCATCTGGTGTTCCTTTCGGAGCGGATGCGCGAGGACGAGAAGGCCCAGTTCCTGGCCGTCACGGGCTTGACTGAGTTCTCGCCGGACGTTGCCGCGGCCTTCTTCGTCGACACGGCCCAGAAGTCTCAGGGCTTCGCCTTCACGATCCTGCAGGACGACAACCTCCCAGCAGCTGCGGGTGGGTTCCAACCCGTAGGCACTGGCGTGTGGCAGGCCTGGATGGTCGGAACCGAAGAGGGCTGGGCGCAGCAGTGGCGCGCGATGACCAAGCTCACCCGCTGGGCGATGGATCGCATCTTCGAATGCGGTGCGCACCGGCTTCAGACCAGCGCGCTGACCACCCGGGAGAAGGCCATCGAGTGGTTCGAGCGGTCGCTGGGATTCAAGCCGGAGGGCGTCTGGCGCCACTTCGGCGTGCGGGGCGAGGACATCGCCCATTTCTCGAAGCTGAGGGGTGAGTGATGGGTGCCGGAGGCGGTTCCAACAAAGCAGCGCAGCAGGCGGCCCAGCAGGAAGGGCTGCGGCAGGCGAACATCAACCGTTCGATGCAGCAGATCAACCAGATCTACGGCAGCCCGCAGCGGGAGGCCGACATCAACGACTTCCTGGGCGCATCCCGCAGCTTCTACCGGCAGAACCTGGACCGGCAGCACGACGCCGCGGACCGCAGCCTGCGCTTTGCGATGGCGCGCAACGGTCAGACTGGTGGCTCCGTAGCTGTGGACGCCAACCGCCAGCTGGGGCAGGACTACCAGCAGGGCATCTTGACCGCCGATCGCCTGGCCCAGAGCGCGGCCAACGAGCTGCGCAACGCGGACGAGACCAGCCGGATGAACATGATCCAGCTGGCGCAGACCGGCGCGGACATGACCACCGGGGCCAACAACGCCGCCATGTCGCTGCGCAACAACCTCGCCGGCGCCCGCTCCCAGCTCAACGCCGACGCGCTGGGCGAACTGTTCTCGGGCGTTGGCACCCTGGCGAAGGCCAGCCGCGACCAGGCCGAGACGCGCCGGGCGAACAGGGATTTCTATTCGTTGTATTACACGCCGGGCTTTGGCTACGGCGCTGGAGGTCGCTGATGGGCGTCGGAATCGGGCTGCTGCTGGCTTCGGCCGCCGCGAATCACTACAACAACCAGCAGGTTGCCAAGAAGCAGGACAACATCGTCGCTGGCCAGATCAGGCAGCAAGGCGTGCGTCAGCAGGAGGCAGATCAGGCGATCGCCGAGGCGATGCGAGAGCGCGCGGCACAAGGCGCAGAGAACGAGCGCGCCGCCATCGGCAGCCAGTACCTCGACCAAGTGCGCGCCGCACAGGCGAACGCACAGCGCGGCCTGGGGCAGGTCGGCGCGGTCAGCCGGGCCTACCAGCAGGACGCCAGCGACGCGGCCCTGGGCATCGGCGACTACGGCGCGCGGACTGCCGACCTGATGGCCCGCATCGATGCGCCGGCTCAGCAGCGGCAGCGCGAGGGCATCGCGGACGCGCGCGTGGCCATGGATCTGGACCAGATCGGGCGCCGGAGCCGTGCGGACGACTACCTGGCCAATCTCCGCCTGCGCGGCGTCCAGCGCAATCCGTGGATCGACTTGGCTTCGTCGCTGATGGGCGCCGGCGCGGGCTTCGCGGCGCAGTCCGGTGGCGGCCAGAGCCTTGCCGGCATCCAGACGCAAGCCAAGGCCGGTGCCGACTTCGGCGCCGCCAACAACGCATTGAATCGCCAGTTGCAGGCGAAGTGGGGGCTGATGAATGGCTGACCTGAGCCGATTGATCCAGGGCGGTATGGACCTGGCTAGCGCGTTCGGCCGGGGCGGCGACAACGCCTACAGCCGATCCATGATCGACACCGCGCGGATGGAGGGGCTGGTCCTCGATGCCGCCAAGAAGCGCGAAGAGATGATGGCCCGCCGCGGACTGGGCAGTGCCATCCAGGCCTTGGGCGGCAGCCCGGACCTGGCCACCCTGTTCGCCGCAGGCGTCGACCCGACCAAGCTCTCCGGCTACCAAGGTGACATGCAGGAGCAGGGCTTCCGCTCCGATGCGGCCACGCGCGCGACCTCTGGCGACTGGGATGGGGCCAACGCGGCGCTGATGGGCGTCGCCAACGGTCCGCAGCAGCTGGCTACGGTGGAGGGGCAGAACCTTCTGGCCAACCGGTTCCTGGCCGGCGCCAACGGCGTCACCACCACCGAGCAGGGCCGGGCAGGGATGGCGGCTGATGCCGCCCGGGCCCGTGCTTCGGACGCATCCGCGGCGAGTAGCTACGCCAGCGCGGCGCGGACCCGCCAGGCCACGGGGATCGACGCTGCCGAGTTCGGCTTGAAGCGGTCGGGGCAGTGGAACCCGGGCGGTGCGTCAGCCGGTGCCGGTGCCGCTGCCAAGCCGCTTCCTGCCGAGACTCGGATGAAGCTTGGCATGCTCGAGGCTGCGCGCGAGGCGGCCAAGAAGTACGAGAGCGCGGTCCTCCCGGAAGGCGGAGGCTTCAACCGTGGTGCCCTGTACGTCGGCCCCGCTGGTGGTCAGATCGAAGAGGCGATCAACAACATCCTGCGCGTTGAGTCTGGCGCGGCGGTGCCGGAGTCGGAGGTTAAGGGCGGCGTGCGCCGTTATGGCGCTACAGCGCTCAACCAAGAGAAGACTGCGCGGGCGAATCTCCAGCAGCTCTACGACAAGGTCCGCATCCTTGAGGAAAGCGTCACCGGACAGCCTTCGCTGGGTGGCGCCTTCAGTGGTGGCCCGACTGGCAGGGCTCCGGCCGTCGGCACGATCGAAGGCGGCTACCGCTTCCGCGGTGGCAACCCGTCCGATCCCGGCAGCTGGGAGAAGCTGTAATGGCCGGTCCGTGGGAGAAGTACCAGCAGCCCAGCTTGCCGCCGGCCCCCACCGCCCAGGAAGGACCGTGGTCGAGGTATGCCGCCCAGGCGCCAGCCGCGGCTCCGCAGGCCGAGCCCGAGTTCCGCGCCACCAACGAGATGAGCGGGCTCGATCGGTTCCGGGCTGGCATCGGTAAGGGCTTGGTCGACACGGGCGAGGGCGTTGTCCAAGCGCTGGTCGACCAGGCCAGCCGGCCCATTCCCGCGCTGGCCGACATCTTCGCCAACATCAACCCCGAGGCGGCATCGAAGGCGAAGGAGATCCTGCTGCGTCCCCAGCAGGCCATGCGCGAGCATGTGGCCGAGCGTCGCGCTGGGGATGAGGACTTGATGAGCACCACCGGTGGCAAAGGTGGCAATGTCCTAGGAGCAATTGCCGCTTCCCTTCCATTGGGCGCCGTTGGCATGGTTGGACGTGGGGTAGGAGCAGCCCGCGCAATCGGGCAGTCGGCTCTTGCCGGCGCCTTCCAGGGCGGCCTGCAGCCCGTGGTGAGCGATGAGGAGCGGATCAAGAACAGCGCTCTCGGTGCCGCCTTCGGCGGTGGCCTGTCCGCTCTCGGTCGTGGCGCGATGCGTGTGGCCGAAGAGGTCCTCCCCTCTAACTTCCTCGCCAGGACCATGAACTACTTCGGCGAGCGGGCCAATCGGCAGCCCTACGCACAGGAAAGCGAGGCACTGGCAGCACGGACCGGCATCGACTTCACGCCAGGCATGGTCTCTGGCGGGAAGGCGCAGACGGCGATGGAGAACATGGCCCGCCAGTCCGTGTTCTCGGCCGATACCGCATTCAAGGCGGACGAGCGGATCGCCACCCAGGCCGTCCAGTACGTCCGGCGAGTGATGGACCGGATCAGCCAGGACAACCTGTCTCCCCAGAGCATCGGCGAGGGCGTCCAGAAGACCGTCCGCGATGCCGTGGAGAAGATCGCCACCAGCCGGGAGCAGATGGCCGCCCGACAGTTCGGCGCCATCCGGAACCTGGTTGGCGACAAGCCGGTGGTGGACTACTCAGCCACCAAGAAGGCCCTGAACGACATCATCGGCGAATACGGCGATGTGATCGGCAGCGACGCCGGCAAGATCCGTGCGCAGGCACAGAGCCTGCTGGACGAGATCGTGCAGAAGGGCGAGGGTGTCTCGCTCGATGCGGCGCGCAGGGCGCGCGGCTTCTACGGCGCCGCGGCCCGCGGGAAATCCAACCTGTTCGACAACGTTAGCCCCGACCTCAACCGGAGGCTCGCGGCCAAGATGTACGGGGCAATCTCTGACGATCTCGATGCCGCCGCCGGGCGCATCGATGAGATGGCCGGATTCGGGCAGAACATGCCGATCCAGGAGGGCGTCCAGGCGATGCGTCCCAGCGAACTGCTGAAGCAGGCCAACGACGATTACCGGCGCCATTCGCAGCTACTGGAGGCCGTGAAGAACAGTCCGCTGAAGCGGCTGCTGGGCGACGAGTTCAACGTGGACGACTTCATGACCGTCAACACGCTGCCACCTGAGACGGTGATCGCCCGCATGGGGTCCATGAAGCCGAGCGAGTTGAACCTGGTCCGCGACTTCATGGAGAAGAATGCCCCGGACACCTGGCAGCAGTACAAGCGGATGCTGCTGGACGATGCGCTGGCGGCCGCCGAGACGGTCCCGACTTCTGGTGGCGCGAACTCGCTGCCGTTCAACGCAAGCGGGTTCATTCGAGCCATCGGTGGCGACAAGCCGGAGAAGATTGAGAAGCTGCGCGCCATCTTCAACCCGAAGGAGATGCCCGAGGTTCTGGATGCCATGCAGGCGGCCCGCCGCTTGGGGGACAAGTTCGGTGCCAATTTCAGCGGCACCGGCCCCTACGCCGAGGTGTCGCAGGCTGCGCAGAGCTTCGTGGACTCCATCAAGAACATGAGCATCCGAGGGATCGCTGGGGCGGCATCCCCTGTCATCGGCCTGAACGGCGTGGCGCGGATGATGCTCAACTCGGACGGCCGGAAGGCACTGATCGAGCTGGCGAAGCTTCCACCGGGCGCGAAGCGGGCAAACGATCTCGCCGCGTATCTGGCCAGTGTGGCCGCGGTCAGCACGAGCGAGAAGGAGCCCTTGGAGATCAGCGTGGCCGGTGGAACACCCGGGGCAGCGCCGACCGAGGAAGAGCTACAGGCGCTCCGCGCTCGGAACGCGGGTCAGTGACGGTAGCGGCGGGTGTGCCACCACCCGCCAACCGACAGCGTGAGCAGGATGACCAGCATTGCGACACCGCAGGCCAGGGCCCAAGCGCCGATGGCCGGCAGGATCCAGTCGGACAGGTTGTTGTAGATGCGGCCCTGCGTAGCAGCAATCACAGGCGCGCTGATGGAGATCATCCCCACGTACCGCCGCGCCCAGTAGCCGAACTTGGCCCGGACGTACTGGCCCACGGTGGTGGGGACGATCTCGGCGTCTTGGATGTCGGCGGGCTGGCTCATGGCCCAAAGCTACCACCCAGCGGGGTGGGGTGGGAGGGGGGAGGGAGTAAGCAGTTGAGTTAAGTCCCGCAGGGGACAGACTGGTGGCTGAACTCTTCCCGTGAGACAGGGGTATGAGATGATTCAACGAACGGAATTTGAAACAGGGGATGGAGCAGTGAAATCAAGTGATGTTCGGATGGTGCGCTTTTTGGAACTCCGCCTTGAGCATGGCATCGGTGCGTTGCACAAGCAGGATTGGGACCTTGGCGGCATGCTGACGGTAGCGCATGGAAATGGCTTTTATCAGCGGAGTGTTAGAGAGGGGGCCAAGAAGTCTGTCCGCATTAAGGACTATCGCCAAATGGAAGTTGACGGTCGCTCCTATGCGGTGCTGCTTTTCGTATTGGCGGATTCCGGCTTCATTGATGCCAGTTACGAGAACATGCAAACCGGCGTGGCGAGAACCTTCAACAAGGATGATGGCGAGGGGTATCGTACTGAGGCCCATCTCGTGATCGATCTGGAATTCAGCCGCAAGGGGACGATTCAGGTGTACCCAGCGGTGCTGGAGGAGTCTCCGGGCTTGGGGCCTTCTGTGCTGATAAGTCGGCTAAACCAGCCATTGCACAAGGCTGGAGCAAGAGCTATGAAGGATCCCAGTGGCGAGATGGTCACTTGGTATCCAATCGTGGAGTTGGATGGTCTTTTGAGTAAATCCCTTATCGATGAAATTGCGAAGGGAGAGCTTCTTTCCTTCGATCTGGTCACGGAATCGCTTGAGTCGGCAGGGATTGATGAGCCGAGCGAGTTGAAAAGGCGTCGCAAGGTGCTGCATCTTGACGTGGTCCAACACCCGGAAGAGGGTAAGGTTGGCCAGCTGATTTCTCGAGCTCGTCAGATTGCATTCCAGGAAGATTACGAGAAGGTCCGCATCTCCTATCGTGAACATGGCACAGGACGGCAAAAGAGTGCAGTCCTTGATGTTCCGCCTGATGCGAGTGATCCGAGTGAGGCAGTGGAAAAATTGGTTTCACGCACCGCGAAGATTGACCTGAAAGAACCGATGAATTGGGATCACGATCAGGTTGCTGAGGTGCTTGCACAAGAGATGATTGCCGAGCTAACCACTGAGAAAACGTGACCATGTTGTGGCAAGTCGCCAAGCAGCTTGTAGCACCACTCGGGTATCTCTCGATCCGTACTGCCCATCATGAGAAGGCGGTGATCGACTGGGTGTTCCCTATTGCCGCAGCCGCGACTGTGACGGCGATTTGGACGATCTGGCCGAGCACTATCCCTCTGCGGGGCGATAAGGGAATGATCAGCAGCATCGGCGGGATGATGCAGCTTTTGGTGGGGTTCTACGTAGCAACGCTGGCCGCCATTGCGACATTCCCTTCTGGTGCGTTACTTGATCAGGATGCTCATGGAATGACTAAGGCTGGAAAGCCATTGCGTCGCCGTCAGTTCTTGGCCTCACTTTTCGGCTATCTGGCTTTCTTGGGCTTGCTTCTGCTGATCTTCTCGCTTTTCAGGCAGGTTCCAGTTGAGGTGGCCGCTCGCGCCGTGTCGATCAGTCGGTACGTTGCTCCGGGGCTTCTCTTCGTCTATCTGCTTGTGTTCTGGCAGATGGTTTTCGTGACGCTGCTCGGGCTTTTCTACCTGACTGACAGAATTCATCGACAGAATTGATCATCCATCTCCGAAACGAAAACCCCGCCTAGGCGGGGTTCGCGTAAGTCTCAGATGCGATGCCAGACGATCACGTTGCCACTTTCGTCTTTTACTGAAACTCGATCTGATTCAAGGTGAGCTAGCAATTGGCAAGATTCACGCCCGATTGTCTCCAGTGACTTTCGGGCCTCATCTTCAAGATGCTCAATAACATCCAGAAGGTACGAGGTCTTGGTGACGGCTACTATCGAATGCCCTGAGGAGGCCATCCCGCCGCCGGGGCCTAAGTAGAATGCCGCTGGCCTAGGTTCAACAATGGTGTTGATGTTTGCTTTCCGCAACTTCTCGACATCTTGATCAGTGATTGGCCTTGATAGACCAACTAAACCTTTCACGCGGTACTGCTCTATCAGACGGGGCCAATTGTCATGAACAATCCCGATGACGTCCTGCTTTGACCATGACTTATGTGGCCAAAAGCCAATGCAATAGATTGCGTTTTCCCGAACCATCGCAAACAGGACATCGTCGCTGCGTCTTACAAATCCGTCAGCTTGAAGTTCGTCGCTTAAGTGAAAGTGAAGGATTCCCCAGTCAATCAGCATCCCATCTCTAAAATCGGCCTTCTGACTGGTTCTACTTAAAAATGGCTTCAGCGGCGCGCCGGATCGCGAGCGAACGCGAAATTCCCAGAGCCCTCGCTGCTGATCAGGCGGGCAAATGAAGCCAGTAGCGAATATCAGTTCGCGTGGTTGAGGTGGGGGTACTCTGGCTTGCAGCATTTGGAACCTGCAGCCGATCTCCAAGAGAGGTTCATCATCCGCGCACTCGTAGCCCCAGGATCTTATGAGGCTCACCAGCTGGCGTGCGATATCCCGCTTGAGATCCATTTCGATTTTTGGTGGCATTCGCGGCCATCCTTGGCATCTTCTGCTGTCCTTGCGATTGTAGCCGCCCCGTTGAACCGTTGCCCCGCTGCCCCAGCATGTCCGAAACGGAGCGGGGCAGGGCATGAAAGATCAGGCGGCGGAAGCAACGATTGCGGCGGTGGCGCAGAAGGTCGCCTACGGCGGCGGAGGCGTTGCGTTCTTCGGCGGGCTGACGGCGAACGAGATTGCCGCGTTCGGCGGCTTGTTCATTGCCTTCCTCGGCCTGCTGGTGCAGGTCTACTTCAAGGTCTTGGACAACCGGCGCAAGGCTGAACTGCACAAGCTGATGCTCTCCGGGCGCCGGTTCGATCCGGTGCAGGGAGGCTCTGATGACTGACGCCAAGACCAAAGTGGTTGGTGGGGGCATTGCCGCGGCGGCCCTGGCAGGTGTCCTCGCCCTGGCCGCCCCGCTGATCCAGAAGTGGGAGGGCGTCCGGTACGAGCCCTACCTTGACAGCGTCGGGGTGCTGACGGTGTGCTACGGGCATACCAAGACGGTGCAGGCCGGCAAGCGGTACACCCGTGCTGAGTGTGACGCGCTGCTGGCACAGGACATGGCCGAAGCGAACGGGTACGTCCGCCAGTGCATGGGCGTGCCGATGCTGCGGCATGTCGAGGCGGCGCTGACGAGTGCGGCCTTCAACCTGGGCCCGAAGGTCGTCTGCGGCTCGACCCTTCAGCGCAAGGCCCAGGCCAACGACTGGCCGGGGGCGTGTGCGGAGCTCGACCGATGGAACAAGGCCGGCGGCCGCGAGCTCCGTGGGCTGACCCTTCGGAGGGGTGACGAGCGCGCGATGTGCGAGGGGCCGCAGTGAACCGGGTCTACGCCGCCGCTGCGGTCTTGCTCGTTGGCCTGTCCTTCTGGGCGGGCTGGGAATGGCGCGACCGCTCCGCCGACCTAGCCCAGAGCCGGCAGGCCACGAAGCAGGCCCAGGCCGAGACGAAGGCCGTCGAAACCGCTCGCAGCGCCGAGCACCAGCAGGCCGGCACGCTGGCCAAGATCGGAGAGACCCATGAGCAAGCCCGTGCAGCGGCCCCGGCCGTCGCTGATGCTGTTGTTGCTGACCTGCGTGCTGGCAATCTCCGGCTGCGCGACGGCTGGGCGAGCTGCGAAACCCAGCGTCTGTCCGACGCCAGTGCCGCCGCCCGCGAACGTGATGCGGCCGCCGAGCGCCGAGCGGAATTTGCGGGTGCTGTTGTTCGAGCCGGCCGAGACGCCGACGACCAGCTCGCGGCCTGTCAAGCCGTAATCCGGGCCTACGTGGCGCAGTGATGGCCGGGACGAAGATCAAGCTGAAGGACCAGCTCGGGCGCGTCGTCCGGGTCGGTGGCGATGGCACCAACGGGGCAACCGTCGGCAAGGATCTGCGCTGGCCGGACGGCTCGCTGGTGCAGGAGTCGCAGGTCCGCAACTCCGGCAGCCAGGCCGGCGGTAGCACCGGTGGCAGCACTGGAGGCTCAACCGGCGGCATCGCGTCGACCGTCTGGCGGCTCGTCCGCGAGGTGCCGGCGAACCTGCAGAAGCTGGCTGCTCTGGCTGGGGCGGGCCTGACTGTACGCGGGAGCGACGGGTCGTGGCACCAGCGCTCGATCGCTGCCGGCGAGGGCATCCAGGTCGAGAACGCCGACGGCGTCGCCGGTGATCCGGTTGTCTCGCTGGCCCCTCTGGTTCGCCCCGCCGCGGCCACGGTATCGGCCCTGCGGCTGGTCTCGGAGGGCGCCGATGGCGTCCGCCACCTCGATCCCACCGACGCGGAGTCGGTCGCCGGGATGCTGGGCGTTTCCATCACAGCGGGCGATGCAGGCGCCGCGATCAGCATCAAGGCCGGCGGATCGATCGATGACGCTGGCTGGTCATGGTCCCCCGGGTTCGTGTTCGCCGGACCCAACGGCGCGCTTACCCAGGTCCCGCCGGCCACCGGCTGGGAAATCGTGGTCGGGTACGCCCCTTCGCCGACCCGCCTGAACCTCACTTTCGATGAGCCAGTGAAGCTGGCATAGGAGCACGCAAATGGTGGACAAGGTCCTCTATCGGAACGCCGGCGAGACCAAGCAGTACACGCCGATCACCGCGTCGGCTGGTGCTGGCGACGCCGGCAAGATCCCTGCCCTGGGCAGCGACGGCAAGCTGGATCCGTCGATGTACGACCCGGGCGCAGACCCCAGCGAGCCGATCACCGCCAGCGAAGCGATCGGCGCCGGCAAGTTCTACAACCGCTTCTCCGATGGCGGCGTCCTCAAGGCGCGCCTGGCCGACAACTCCAACGCGCGCCCGGCCCATGGCTTCGTGCGTGAGTCCGTCGCCGCGGATGCGGAAGGGACGGGCTACCCGCTCGACTCGGTAAACGATGCGCTCACCGGCCTGACCGTCGGCACCAACTACTACCTGGGTACCGCAGGCGGAGTCTTGGCGGTGCCGCTGGATGCAACCGATGCTGGCAACGCCGGGAAGATCGATCAGAAGATCGGCATGGCCAAGAGCGCCACGGAACTGGTAACGGACGATTACGACTACGTGGTGCTCTGAATGGCCGAGCGTCGTCCACTTGTGCGTGTAGGTGGGCAAACCGTTCAGATGCCCATGGGCGACGTCTTGCCCATGAGGCTGCTCTATCCCAAAACCTACGTCGACACGGCCAGCGGCAATTTCACGCTGCCGGCGACGGCGCTGCCCGACGTGGACGTGCTGCTCGTCGGCGGCGGCACTTCCGGTGCTTCCGCAGCTGCGCAGCGTGGAGAGGGCGGAGACAGCACGCTCATAGACTCTGCGGCCAACGTGCTTCTCACTGCGGAAGGGGGGAAGGCATTAAGGCCTGGCCGTGGTGGCGGAACTGCAGCGCGGCACTCTAGTACGACCAGCACCGGCGTCGGCGCAACAGGTGTACGTGGTCGCTTCGGCTACGGGTGTGGGGGTGGTGCTGGCCCTTGGGAGAGTGCGGGAACCGGCGTTGCGGGATCAGCCGGCCAATCTGGTACGGGTGATGGTGGCTGCGGCGCGGCCGTTGCTACGACGGTAAGCGTGGCTGGGCATGGCGGTGGCGTCGTCTTCGAGAGATGCGCATTGACGCCTGGAGACACCTACACACACGTGCTCGGTGCTGGAGGGGTGAGAGTATCGGGTACAGTCGGTGAGCCGGGAGGATCGGGTCGCATCGAATACCACTACATGGACACGGTGCCATGAGCCGCATCGCGCTGATCCGCTCCGGTGTGGTCGTGAACGTCATCAAGGCGAAGCTGGCTTTCGCGCTGACCTTGCCGGGCTACGACACGGCGATGGAAGCCGGCAACGCTGGCCCCGGCTGGCTGCTGATCGCGGGCGAGCTGGTGCCGGCGGCGGCGCCGGAGCTGGAAGACCTGGCAGAGGCGAAGCGGCAGCTGCGCGAGCGTGCGACGGCGCTGCGCTGGGAGCGAGAGACCGGCAGCATCACGGTCGGCGGGGTGCGGGTGCTGACCGGCATCGAGGACCAGAACCGCATTGCCACCGCTCTGGTCGGCGCGCCGGCAACGCTCGATTTCAAAGCCGATTCGGGCTGGGTGACCCTGACCCTGGCCGAGCTGCAGGGTATTGCCGCGGCGATCACGACCCACGTGCAGGCGTGTTTCAGCGCTGAGCGGGCGCATCACGAAGCGATCGATGCGCTCGCATCGCTTGAAGCGGCAGTGGCATATGACGTGGACACCGGCTGGCCGTAGGGATTCCCCTGCACGCAGATGAGTGCTCTGCCTACTGTCCTGTCCAAGGAGCCAGTGCAATATCTCCTAGCCAGTACCGGCCGCCGGCATTCTGCCCAGGCCATCCCCGCCGGGCTCGCGCAGGGAAGCGCGGGCAGCTGGCGCCTCAGCCGTTGATGCCTGCGCGCTCCACCATCTCGCGCAGTCGGTCCAGTACATATCCCTGCTGATCCTCGCGGACGTCGCCGCAGAGCCGGTCGGCGCGGTCCTCGAACTCGCGGGGGAAGGTGTTCATGTTCAGACGGAGGCGGGGGATTTCTGCCTCAATCTCGGCCAGCCGCCTTTCGATTTCCTCGTCGCTCAGCATGGCAACCTCACACGAAGCCCTGAAGGCTGGATTGGACGCGCAGGGTCACGAGCCACGATGCGATCATCTCGTGAATTGCGTGCTCATCCTCGGGATAGCGGCCGATCAGGCGCTCTTCAATGGCCTCCAAGACCGCGTCCAGCCGCGGCCCCGGCCCATGCTGGGAGACTGCGTGCTGAAGCTCGTTGAAGGCAAGGTCGTAATCGGCTCGCTGGCTACTCATGGTTGTCCTCCGGCTCTACCGAGCCGACCTCCCGCATGATGGCTGCGACCTCGTCGTGGAAGTACTCGGCATCATTCGCTGCAACCTGGTGCTCGATGGCCTCGGCCTCACCGGCGATAGCGTCGGCCTGATCCCCTGCAGGGTAGTCGCGGGCAATTCTGGCCGCCTTGGCGCGCAGGCCATGGAGCATGTCATCGAGCTGTGAACGGGTCAGGTGGGTCATGGCATCGATCCTACGTTGGCGGCGTTATCCTCCGGTCAACACCGGAGGCTCCCATGTGCTACTCAGCCCAGATCGAATCGGCCTATACGAAGTTCGTCCGCCAGTTCGGCGCCGTGCTGGACAAGAAGGCGTTCGCCAAGATGTGGCTGCACGACGAGGGCAAGGAGCGCCGGCCCAAGACGCCGCGGGCGCTGGACCTGTCGTTCCTGGCCTCGGACGACCCCGACGTGGCTGGGATAGCACAGGAGATTCGGCAATGGGACGCCGAGGACGTCGCACAGCTTGAGACCGAGCTGTTCCGCCAAGCCAAGCGCCTGGCCGATGCCGAGCGGAAGCTTGCCACCAAGCCGACCAAGACCGCGGAGAACGAGAAGCGCATCGCCGGCAACAAGATCGAGCAGATCAAGGGGCGGATGGCCGACCTCAAGCGGTTGCGTCCCGAGCCCAAAGACTCGAGGATGTTCCCCGGTTACTACTGCCCGGTCCTGGTAAGCGAGGGTGGCCGGCTGGTGGTCAAACCCATGCGTTACCAATGCCGCCTGGCGGGCAAGCCTGCCTTCTACGACACCAAGTTCCCGGGCACCTACAACGCCCGCCGAGACAGCCTGGAGAAGTTCTGGGCGCCGGCGTTCGGACGCACCCACGGACTCATCATTGCCGACCGGTTCTACGAGCACGTCGAGATGGACGGGGAGAACCGCATCTTGGAGTTCGTGCCCCGGACGGGCGAGCAGATGCTGATCGCCTGCCTGTGGTCCCACTGGACCGATCCAAAGGGGCAGGAGCCCGACCTGCTGAGCTTCGCCGCGGTCACCGACGACCCGGAGCCGGAGGTCGCCGCGGCCGGCCATGACCGGACGATCATCAACATCAAACCCGAGCACGTCGACGCCTGGCTCAACCCGGACCCTGCGAACCTGCAGGCCCTGTATGCCATTTTCGATGACAAGCGGCACCCGTACTACGAGCACCGGATCGCCGCGTAGGCGCGCAGGGTGCGATAAGCGGGCTGCTTTCCGAGCCCGTGAAAGGAGCCAGGGCGCCATCCACCCCAACTACTAACGAACTGTCAATTCGGTGGTGAATTAGTAGTTGCGCCATGCGCCCAGTCACACCCCATGAGACCGTCGGGCGTAGGCTTGGCGCATGTACGACAACCTCCCCGAAGGCTTCCAGTGGCAGACGGCCGGGCAGCATGCCAAGGCCCTGACCGCTGTCGCGTATGACGGGATCGTGGTCTGTGCGATGAGCGAGCGGATCAACAATGGCGGCTGGTTCGTTCGGCTTGATAGGCATCTGGAACGGCTTGACGGGCCGCCTGCGCCCACCCGGGACTGCCATAGCTACGAGAGCGGCATCTCGGGCTGCGGACTGTGGGTCCGCCGGCATCAGGAGCGGCTGCGTCACGAGGCCGGCGCCCTAGCCGACGCCCTGCGAGCCAAGAACCGGTACGGGGTTCCGTGGGTAGGTCCGCCCTCTCGTCGCGCGCCTGCCCCTGATCCTGGTCCATCCACGGTTCCCATTGACCCAATGGCCACCGGTCCGGATAAGCGAAGCGAGGAAGAGAAGGCTGAGGCCGCAACCCGGGAGTACCGGCGTCGGCGCGGGCTGAAGCTGAAGAAGTAG